GTTAAACGCTTCGACGCACTATATATTCTTCAAGGATAGTGCAACACATAGCAACGAATATGTTTTACAAAATTATTATGGATTTGATAAGAATGAATTAAAAATATTACGAAAAATGAATTCACGTAGTATTACAATAATTAGAGACGTTCCACAACTGATTTTAGCTAATGACCTATTATGTTTTCAAAGTAAATTAGTTGAGTGAGTTTATATATTTTTGGTGTTTTAATGATTTTTCGTGCCGTAATTTGTCAGTTTTTCTAAAATTAGAACCGCAATCACAATTCATTGTTTCTTTCTCTCTTTCTTTTCTTTTTTCTTTATTTTTTTCATAATATTCTTTATCTTGTTTTTGTTTTTGTTCTTTATGTTCTTCTCGGTATTTTTTATTAACTTCTAAAATTATTTCTTTATTATCTTCATAATATTTTTTATCTCTTTCTTTTTCTTCTTCTTTTGTTATAATTGGTCTTTGTTTATTTACAAGTATATCTTTATATTTGTCAATATATTCACATTCTTTCTTTAATAGTTCATCTTTTGTATTACAATTAACAGTTTCTAATAAAACAATTTCAACGTTCCCCAATTTGAATAATTCATAACTTGACACATACTTATGATTGTTTTTTAACCAATGATTATAATGACCTTTGTGGGTTGCCAATCTTTGACATAATCTGTCTTTACAAGTTGAACCAACATATATTTTGTCAGTTTGATTACTTACCAATTTATAAATCTTTCCCTTATTGTATCGGTTAATTTCTGTCATTATTCTTTTTTATCTTTTTTTATTTTTAAGTCTTTTATTTTATAATAATTTTTATTAAAATAGAGTAATATATAATGATTGGTGGTGATGTGCCGTTGTCTTCAACTAATTTAAAAGATATGTTTGACGGTGATTTAAAAGTAATGCTTTACAAAGAATTAAAAAAATGTAAAACAATAGATGATGTTTTACATCCTTATAATAGAGTTTGTATTTTATACAATTGGACGCCATCAGTGGGACATTGGACGTGTTTATTTAAAAAAGATAATACTATTTATTTTTTTGATAGTTTCGGGAGTATTCCAGATGGTAAGACTAATTACGGACAAATACCAAAGAACATTAGAAATCATATGGGATTAGAATATAAATATTTGACAAAATTATTATATGAAAGTCCTTATGAAATAGATTATAACCCAATGCCAATACAACACACGAGCAGTTCTACATGTGGGCGTTATTGTGCTTTGAGACTAGCTTTAGATGATATGACAACAGAAGATTTTAATAAATTATTTTCAAATAATAAGAAATTAAATGATGAATTAATTATGAATTTAACGAATGAAGACTAATTTTATTTTATATATTATTTGTATATATAATGTCATCCTATACAAATAATATGAGTATCAGTTATTATAATGCTACATTAACAAATTCTAACCAATTAACATATTCGTCAATTCCAGCAGAATTTAACCAAGTTTTTGATAATTCTTTGATTGATAGTGCTAAAAATTATGATGTTTGCGTAACTCGTTTTTGTCTATCGTCTCAAAGTATCCCATTCTGGGCGTGCCCTATTCAATTGAATCAGCCAGACCCCAACCTAACGCCGTATGGAATCCAATTATCATATAAGTCTCTTAGTAATAATGAAGTATCGTTAGACGATTATGAGTATTTATTATGGAGTGATAGTAATTCGGTTTTACCCCCGCAACCAGTATATCCAGCAGGAAACATAACAAGACAGATTATGACAAATGGTTATTATTTTAGTTATGATAAAATAGAATTTGTAACAATGTTTAACAAGGGTATGTCAAGAGCATTAGCTGCGTTAAGAACAAAATTTATAGCAACCTTCCCAGGTGATGGCGATGTGCCCCCAACAGGAGCACAATATATAGTCATCGGGGGTGATAAAAAAGTAAATCCAGACAACTCATTTCCATTTATGGTTTGGGATGATAGTTTGTCAAAATTTCGACTAGACACCAACCCTTCTATATATTATAATCAAGGCACATTGGCAGAAAGAGGAGTGAAAATTTATTTAAATAATATGTTGTTTCCATTATTACAATTTCCATTTTCAACATCACAATATAACCGTCCCGCGAATATTCCCGATGCTTATTTAATTGTTATTCCAAATAATTTTTTTAATCACGCAAATCCCCCATATAGACCCTCGACCTCACCTTTCTTTACATTATTATCAGTTTACTCAGACCATAACACCTTAGGTTGTTTTTCACCATTACAAAGAATTATATTCACGTCTAACACTTTAACAACTAAACCAGAAAACGTGCAACCCGAAACTGATTTTGCAACGACGGCAAATCCAGCATCAACAAGCAACGTAAACGGACAAAAAATATTGGTTGATTTTGAAGCTGATATGTTTTCTACAAATGATGTGAATAGGGACTTTATACAATTCAATCAATCTGTAAATAATAGCAGATTAATAGGATTACAAAATAGCAGGGATGATATTAAGCAAATGGACGTTAAATGTTGGTGGAGTGATTATAATAATAATATGTATCCCATAGTTTTATACGCAGGACAAAGATTTGATATCAAAATTGCTTTTGTTCCCCGAGACTATGTAAAAACAAATAATTAAAAATTTGATTATTAAAATTTAATTTAATTATAATAGCATTTTAATTTTATATATAATTTATATATATATAATATGTCTCAGGCAGTTCCCGTTCCTCTTCATAAAGTTCTCGTAGTAGATCCCCTATGCGACCAATCAACCGAAGCAATTTTTGCTGTTGAAAAATCGGCATCTATTCAAAATTATTATAACATTTCTTCAACAAATAAAAGTTCTAATAGCATTAGTTGGACTGTAAATTGTAATAGTGAGAATACTATTACTGACCGCGTATGGCTGTTAGATATTAGAGCAAAAATAACCATTCCTTGGAGTGAAAAAACAGCAGCTAACACTATTTGTCTTAGACCAAACGCACTCTCTCTTTGTGCTACTTCTATTGTCTTACAACAGGGCAATTCTTCAACTTCTATACAATCATCTCAAATTGCTTCCGCTCTTCAACGTTATGGATTTTATGACAAATATTTAAATTATAGTGAGGCAAACCCCGATTTAGATATGTCAACCCCTTATGTTGCCGGGGATAGTCCTTTTACTCCTCCTAGTAAGATTGTTGGCGGTAAGTATCAGGGACGATTAGCAACATCGTATATTGAAAGTGCGGCTTGGGCGGGAACTACTCTAACTCTTGGTGTTCGATTTCTTGAACCTGTATTAATCCCCCCTCTCCTCTCAGGCTTAGAACAACGCAAAGAGGGCTTGAGACGCATAGCACAATATCAACTCACCTATAATTTTGGCAGTTTTGCTCGTGCTGTTTCTTGCGTTATGACTGATACGGTTTATGTCAATGGTGCTATTTCGGTTCTATTTGATGGTGAATGTAATTTATCATTACTCCAAGCCATTCCATCGCCTCTTGATGTTGGACGAACATTAAGCGTTCAAAGTTTGCCATACGACGAATTTGTCGCCTTTTCATCTACCGAGCAACCTATGGCAATGTCTGCAGTTGACGCAATCGGTGGTGCGGCTGTTCGTTTTTCATCTTCTGTTATTCAGGTTAGTCGAATTCCCGAAGCTATTTATGTTTTCTGTCGTCCTACGGATGCCTTCATGAATTCCTCTCCTCACGTCACTGACACTTTTGCCCGATACGTTCAAAATTCATTGAGCGTAAATTTTAATGGTGTTAATCAGTTTCAAAATGCCAGTGATTTGAGTGTGTATCGTCTATGCCGTCAAAATGGATGTAATATTCCTTGGTCTCAATTTAATTGTTCCGGTATTGATAATGTGGCATATAATGCGACTGGTGCGATTTCTTATAATTCCGGTGTGGGTGCTGTGATTTGCCTTAAACTTTCAAAAGATATCACACTCGATAGTTCTCTTGCCCCATCTTGTAATACTAAATGCAACGTCCAAATTGAATGTTCTTTCCAAAATCCTATTTCTAAAATTGATGCTCCTGATGTTGACAGAAATCCTTATAGAGTTGATAGCATCCCCTTTAATATGTTCGTCGTAATCCATTATAGCGGGGTTCAAGAAACATACGCGTCAAATACTGTTGCTACTACTATCGGTGCTTTGAGTGTCGAAGACGTTTTAACCGCTGTTAAACGCAACGAACGCGTGCAGTATGATGTTATTAACGATGAAGTTTTCGGCGGTGCTTCGTTCTTGGATAAAGTTAAGAAATTCCTAAAAGAAGGTAAATTAACAAACGCACTCAAACAACTCAAACAATATTTTTCTCACCCCCTTACAAAAGAGGTAGGACGCACAGCCAAAGAGTTTCTACGTGGTCGTGATGAAGAAGGCAAATCACAAGCCGCCGATTTGATTGAAGAAATAGGCCTTGGGATGTCAGGCGGCCGTAAGATGACGAAATCAATGTTAAAACGCCATCTATTAAGTTAAATAATTTTTTGAAATATTTATTATTATTTGAAATAAAATAATAATAAAATTAATAATTAAGTTTGTAATGAATTAATATATTCTTGATGTGCTTTTGATTTTTCGTGTCTTAGTTTATCACATTTTCTAAATGATGAACCGCATTCACAATTATATATTTGTTTTCTTTTTTGGTT